TAATTGTGCCTGTTGTGCCAGAGGTAATCGCTGTAGTAACTGAACCTTCAGCTAAAGTGATAAAAAAGGTACGACCATAGTCATCAGCTTCATCATATAGAAAGTTACTGTCATCTTTATCAACGACCTTGCCTGAAAAGTAAGTAATACTATTGGCAACAAAGTTTATGTTTGCCCCTGTTTTAATTTTGTCAAAAACTGCTTCATCTGATATTTCAAAGGTATCGTTAGATGTTGATGCTAGTAAGACTGTGACATTTGTATAGCTTTCTGTTTGCATATCAGCTTCGCAAGCATTGGCTGCTGTGTTAAAAGATGTGGTATCAATATTAGCTGTCGCTATGCCTTTACCATATTCATCGTTGGTTAAATAATCATGCAGAATCAAAGCAGGGTTATCAGACCAGCCTGTTGTTGATGTTCTAGTGTCTAAAACCTTTTTACCTTTAACAACAGCAGTTAGGTTGGGTATGCCTGTAAACATGCCTTGTGTATCGTACTCATAGTTAGCAGCGATATAAGCTATGCCTGATAATTTATGATCTGCTGACCAACTGTTAGGTCTGCTATTAGTACCATCAAAGACATGAAATAACATTGGGTCTGCTTCTTGGTCGGTTGCCCCATGATGCAAATTAAAAACCATTCTAGGGTTATCACCACCTGAACCACCCAAGACATTACCGATATCTGCTGTGTTTTCACTAGCTACTGTGCCACCAAAGTAGTTGCCCTCTTCTCGTAAAACAAAACCATCCCGATAAACCGATCTATCGCCTATTGACCGACCATCTATTTTTAAATCTGATATCTTTTCTACCTCACCAACTGCTAAAGCATAAACCACGAAAAGTTCTTTATTGTTGACAGTTTCCATGAACACGACTGTCCCTGCCACCCTTCTAGTTCCATAAACAACGGGTATGCCTGCTCCTGTCCCAAACTTAGTTAGTAGGATGTCTTGCCCTCTTTTGAGCTTTTTGTTGGTGCTGTGTGCTTGTACCCCTTGTGCTATGACGGGCAGAGCTTTGATATAAGCCCAAGTTTTAGGGTTGGCTGCTGTCCAAGTTTTAAAGGCTTGATAAGCTGCTTTAAAAAATTCAATCATTATCTATTCCACCTCACATCTTCATTAGTCGTATGTGCTAAATCTAAGCCCTTATCGGTGCTGTAAACTGATTTTTGCGATGTGCCAGTAAACTTTCTGCCTTTGATAATATCCCAATTTTTCCATTGGTCTGCCAAGATTATATTAACTGACATTGCATCTTTTTGTTGTGCTAAAGAAGCTCCTGAGACTGTGCCATCAAAATACAAATAGGCATCTAGCAAAGTTTCATTAGCATCTAAAAAAGCCACATATATCTTAGCTGTCTTATTAATAAAATCTTCACCTTTAAAAATATCCCTAACTGCATCGGTGACATTTTGTAACGATATATTCATACTAGAATATTCTAAATCACCAGATTCTTGCACTTCTTGCAAATCGACTAAATTACCACCTGCTGAATAGCTGACACTATCATAGGTTAAATCTTTCACATGGTTGGTGACAGTGATAGGAGTTGAGGTTTGGATATTAACCAAATGCACAATCCTAATGCCTTCTTGCAAGATATAATTTTGGATATCAGAAGATAAACTTCTAGCCATTATAAGACCTCTCTGACATCAAAAGATAAGCTAAAAAATCCTGAAGCATCGGTAGCATATAACAAATCATCTTGCACTAATGCGACAGTAAAATTGGCATCGCCTGTCACCATGTAAACTTTGTTGTGACCATTAAACTTAATTAAGTCACCAGCTTTAAAAACATCATTAGTTGATACAGTGAACCCATCCATTGCTATGGTGCTATCGCCTATGGCATGAACGCCATTGACAACAACAGAAGCATTATTCTTGTCAGCACCTAAATTGTTGAGTGGATATTGGAAAGTGAAGGTATCAAAACTACCCTTTTGTTTAACTAGAAAAGCATGAAAGGCTTGAAAGTCAGATTGCTGCATAGGTGGCATTTGCACACTAAAGCTAAAGTATTGAGCTGCAAACTGCTTAACTGACCTTTTACCAGACAATGTATAAGTTGTGCTATTTGGTCTATTAGAAGCGAAATTAAATACTGTTGGGTTTTTAGTTGTTGGAAATGCACCACTCATTAAGTTAATCCTACCTTACCTTTTTGATTCATAGCTTGGGATATCATGGCTACGATCTGATTTTTTCTTGACACTAACAATTCATCAAAGCCACTAGCATCGGTAGCTTGAATTGTAAAATTGACATTAGGACTTCCACCCATCATACCCATAGTTTGATTGTGTGTTTTTATAGTACCAGATTGTGATGGTACAAATAGTTCAGCACCTTGCTCACCTACTAGATATGGTTGTCCTGCTCTAACTGAGCCACCAATAGCTTTAGGCTCTAAGAAACTGAATAAATTAGTTAAACCTTCTCTAATTTGTATTCTAGCAAAATCAACCAAGATAGATTTCACAAGGTCTTTAAATGAAAGTTTGCCTGTTTGTATAAAATTAAGCATTGCATCTTCGGCAGATTTAAAAGCATTTTCAAAAGCATTTGTCATCATTTCATCAACAGTTTCTTTCTTAAAATTTTCTAAGGCTTGTTGAGCATTTCTTAAAAAACCACCAAATGTTTTTGGCTTATCACCTGTGTCACCATTACCATTACCCCCAGCATCACCTGTAGGCTCTGAAAATAGATTAATAGGGTCATCTTTCAAAGTCTGTCTTATCTCATCAATTTTTGCTAATAAATTATTTGCGTTTAATCTTTGCAAACCACCCTGTTCTTTTAGTAGTTCAAGTTCTTGTTTTTTTTCTTCTATTATTGCTTTTCTTGCTTTAATCTCTGAGACTCTAATACCCCCTTTACCATCACCCCTAAAAAGATTTTTCTCTAAAGTTTCTATTTCTTGTCTGAGTTTTTTAACATTTTCAGCTTCTTCAATTAGTCCTAAAAATTTACCAGCACCTTGTATTTTTTCTAAAACACCAATAACAACATTCGATAATGTGACAAAAGACGTAATAATCATTTTGACTATGCCTAAAAATTCATTAGCTAAAAAGTTTCCAAATTGTGTAAAACCCCCTTGTGCTTCAATTTGTTTTTGTATGAAATCTACAAAGTTTACTGTTATAGCTTCTAAAGCGGGTGCTAATGATGCTGTAAAGTTGTTTGCAAGACCACCAACCAAAGTTTTAAGCCTTGTCATCTCATCAGCAAAATCAGCAACACCTTTAGCTGACTGCATAGAAAGAACACCACCGAGACTTTCTGCATCTTTAAAAAATTCTTTCAGAACCGCAGACCCACCCTTCATTGTGCCTACCAAAGCCACACCTTCTGAATCAAAGAATTTAAAAGCAAGTCTAACTTTTTCTGATTCACTGGTAACATTCTTGATGCCATCGGCAACATCTAGTAAAACTTCTTCTACTGGTCTCAGTGTGCCTTCATTGTCTCGTAATTGTATCCCTAATTGATTCAAGGCATCTTTAGCTTCACCAGTACCTTTATCTGCTTCAGCAAGCCTTCTGGTAAATCTCTGTACTGCCATATCAGCAGTTTCTGTTCTAATGCCTGCTTGCTCGGCTGCGAATCTAAACTTTTGTAAAAACTCAGCAGACACACCTAATTTTTCAGATGTTTTGACAAGCCTATCTATTTTTGCCGTAGATACTCCTACTGCTACTGATACTGCTGCAAAAGATGTTGTCGCTGTCTTAGCAACAAAACTAAAACTTTTTTGCAAACCTTTGGTTTTACGATCTAAAACATTTAGATTTCTTTTAATATCATTAAATGCTTTTTGGGTATTGTTGATACCTTGCAGAACTATGTTGATTTTTTCTTTAGCCATTTTTGTGTCTTTCTTCCTTTATTTTAAAGTAAGCTATCCATAATTGGTATTCTTCAATACTCATTTGTTGGATTTCGGCTAAAGTTTTGTTAAGACATTCAGCTAAAGAAAGCTGATTGAAGGTATTATTATCTTCTTCTAATTTTTTTTTACAGAATCTTGATTTTGTTGGCTCATAATCTCATTAGCCACTCTTGCTAATACATCTTTATCAACATTGTTGATTAAGTCTTTTTTATCTTCTAATGTGAATAATGGTTCGCCTTTTTCATCTAAGGCTTTGAGCATGACAACATAAGCCAACATTTCGATAGAATCATCGTTGGCATATTTCATTAATTTTTTGGTCTCAAAAAGATTTAGTGGCTTGGCATAGATATCCATATCCCACTCAGGAACACTGATTTTTTTGATATCTAAGCTATCAAAATGAGCTTTAGCTCTTTCTATTGCTTTCATCTATTAAGCTGTGCCAATAGTCAATGCACCAGTACCTTGTACTGAGAAACTTATTTCAACTAAACCATCAAAAGACTGACTTCTAGATATCCCTGTAATGATACCTGAACCTGATAATTGGTAATCACCAGTTGTTGAGCCTTCTGGCTGGAATAGGAAAGATAGGGAACTACCAATAGTCATAGCTGTTTGGGCTGTATCGCTATCATCAAATAAAGCATCAATCGATGCTGTAAATGTAGTTAAGCTATCCTTATAAGTTCTAGCAGAATCACCCATTGATGTATCTTCAATAGTATCTGCTGTTTGCTCGACTGAGAAACTTCTAATTTCACCGATGGCATTTTCAGAGCCTGAAACTCCTGCTTTTACTACGCCATCTGAACCTTTAAATGTTGCCATAATTATAAACTTCCTTCGTTATGATGATAAACAACTTGAAAGTCCATTACAACTCTAGCAAGTGGGTTATCACCTTCACTTTCATATTCTACAAGAGTTTCATCAAGAAATGTATCTTTTGCTAGATTATTTAACAATCTATTGCCATATAGAGCTTCTTCAACCTCTTGGCAGATATCATCAATCTTGTCATCGTAGTTGGTATTTTGTTTAACATAGCCTTCGACATGAAGGGTGATATTCTTTTCTAAAGTTCTGGCTGGATTCATAACGATAGGTTCTGATTCTAAGTCTCTGGTATATAACAATAAAGCTGGTAACTTGATCTGCTCTAAATTATGCACCCTAGACACAAAGATATTAGAGCCAGTAGTAGTTAAGCCAGTTAATGTAGTGGTGGCTGCTTCTTTGATTAGCTGTTCGATTGATTTTGCGATACCTGTGATAGCCACATCTTCTGTAGCAAAGGGTAGTTCAGCGAATGAAGCCAAGCCAAATTGCATTTAGTTTCCTTTTAATAGCTCTATTTCACTTTTGAGTGATTTCATTGTTTTATATTCCTGCAATAATAAATGCTAGAAGCTCACTATAACGCACTCCTAACCTTGTTTGTTCTACTCCATCGTCATCTGTCCAAGTGCTACTAATAAACATACCATAATTACCTGCGTCTAGACCTTCAGCAGTAAAAGCATCTTGTAAATCTTGTGCAATAATTCCAAAGTGTATTCTGGCTTCATCGCCTTTTTCTGCAACAGCATCTTGCCATCTGAATTTTCTAAGTAGTCCTTTAGCTGCAACTGCAACTCTAGTTTCTGCTTCTGATAAATCTTCTATGTCTTGTTTTTCATTTCTGTCTGAAGTTTGGATAGTTCCGTTGGTTGCGAATATGTCTTGGAATCTGTAAATTGAACTTCCTAAATCTGCTACATTGTCTGTCACTGCACCTGAATTATTGGTTGGTAAAATAGCACCAAGAGCCATCCTTAAGCCATTGTGAGATGCAGTTGTTGAATAGATAGCAATATCACTTGATATAACACCAATACTTCCAACCGTTGTGCCGTTTTTTGCAAATACTGCAATCTCACCATCACTATCTAAACGATTTAAGTCTATAGGAGCACCGCCACTCCTTGCAGCCTGTATATTACCTACATCACCTCTTAATAAAATACCTGTATTACCACCTGCACCATTATTATATAAGGTTGTATCAGTAGTCCCTACCAACAGATTCCCACTACTATCAATCCTCATGCGTTCTGTACCATTTGAACCAGTACCAAATTTTAAATTGTTGCTTGAGTCTGTAAATATTCTTTGAAAAAAAGAGTTTCCTGCATGTTGTAGTCTTATTTGTGCATCTGATTTATTTATGTGTAAATCAGCACTTGGGGTAGTTGTCCCAATCCCTACCCGACCTGAAGAGTCAATCCTCATGCGTTCTGTTGTGCCTGAACCACCAACATTAAATGTCATAAAGTCGTTACCAAAAACAGCAGCAGTAATAGAAGATTTTAATGACCCACCATTAGCAAAACCAAAACCTGCAACTGTTGTGCCTGATGCACCATTATTGTCTGATACTATGGCATAGGTTGTTGCTCCTGCTGAGTTATCATTCACCTGTAATTTATGTGAAGGACTTGTTGTCCCAATACCCCAGTTTTGTGTGCCGATGACACCAAC